CCTCTCGTAGAGAGGTAGTGTTAATTCGGTGGATAGCACTATAGGAATTTAGCCTTTCAGACTAAATGACGCTAATGCGATAGCACTATAGGATATAATAGCTGACAGGCTAAGTGCGTTCATTTTCACCGATTTTCAAATATACCGACATATTAAAATAAAAATGAACTTTGAAGAGTTTGAAACAGCCGGCGTATATTCTGAAAAATTCGCAAAATATGTGGATAATTATTTTAAGACACGTGATTCATTTACTGATTATAGTAAGACGATTGAAAAATTAATTAAAACAGAAAAAACATATGATAATATTCAGCGTGAATTGAGAATTATGAAAATACAAGCTCCTACAATTCCTAAGAATATAGAAGATGAAGAAATTGATTCACATGAATCCATTGTTCAAACTATAGAAACATATAATTCAACAATTGAAGAAAAAGATAAATTAAAACATGAAATGAATGAAAAGTCCGAACTTGCTTCAAAAATACGCGAGGTATTTAATATTAAAGGATATATTATTAAAAATGACGAAAATATGAATGACGCCCAGAAAATTATTTATAATCTTGAAACGGAAGTCTCGGCAAAGGAAGTTGAAGTGGATAATTTAGAAAAAAAATGTAAAGAACTTAGTTCATTAATTATCAATAATGAAAAAAAGTTTTATGAATATACAATTGATAATATGAAGCTCTTTACCTCTTTCCTAAAAATTAAGGAGGGAACTGCCTATAATGAAATTAAACTTGTTGAGGCCGTTAATAAAATGATTACGACCCCAATAGATGTTCTTTTCAAAGAAAAAAATATTAAGGTAGACCCAACTGAGAATGGTTATACTATAGAAAATTACGCGGAATATAATGATGAACCTGTAAATACAGATAATGTAAAGATTGTGGAAGAGACACGGCCTTTTAATAATAGTTCACGAACATTCTTATTAAAGACAAATGATTTGCGTGATATTGGAAAATTACACGAGGAAATGATTCAAAAAAGAAGTATGTAATAGATTACTTATAATGTAAATTTAGAAACTACATTATAGGAAGTGAAAGCATTATAGGATATGACTCATCGGCACACATCTTAGAAACGATGTGGAGCACCGCATGTTTCCTTGACGAGTGGTTGAGGAGCATATGTGGCTGGATATGCCCACATTTGGTATTCCTTCATTGGTTGGATGCGAGTGTCAATGCTCATGTCATATTTGAAGTTGTGGACTGCGACATGGGTCTTATCTTGGCTAGGGACATACTTACGCTCATTGACCTTGCTAATTGGTCTTGTCAAACCACGGAGTTCGCTCTCAATGTCCTGTGGGTTTCCACGCATAAGTGCGCTGGTATTTCCGCCGATTAGTCCAAGGCCGTGGAAACGGTCGGCGGGGGTTTCCAGGCCGGCGCGCATTGCGGCTGGTGGTGGGGCGACCTGGTTTGTTTTTCCTGGTGTTGCCATACGGTATGCTTCGGCCGATTCTGTGCGGACCCAGGCAGGTTCTAAGCGCTTATCCACGTGGTCTACTGATTCGGCATATACAAAGGACATTTCCTCTCTGAACTGGTATCATAAAATAATCCCTATAATGCTACACTATAGGGATTATATTGGCTAATTAACTTTATTTATGAAATTAGACTTTGACCACGCTAGGCCCCCATTAACATTGCATGTCGCGCAAGTATTCACGACTTGGGAGACCGCCACGAATCCAGCCAGATGCTGCGACTTCGGGGACGAGATTACGAGGATTTTGAATGTTCTTTGCTAAAGATGGCACTAAAGGAGTGTATTGTTGGGTGAAGAATGTTTCTGTCACAGTGTCACATGCCTTACCTTGACGACTGATTTCGGCGTGTTGTAAGTATGTTTCCACTTGTTGGTTTCCGCGACCACCGCCCATGAATGGGACGGAGAGGAATGGACGTTCTTGTGCGCGAATGTTACAGCGTCTGTTGGTGAAACCGGCCTGGTTCTTGAGGACGGAGTCTGCGTCCACTGCCTTGTTGTTGAAGCCGAATCCTTCGCGAGCATACATCATGTAATTTTCAACGCTGAGTGGGTTGACCTTGCGTGCGTCTGGGACAAGATAGGTAGTGGCATAATCACCTGGGCCGTGGGATTGTTTTGTATATTGCATGATTGCGGCGGTGTCATCTTTGGTTTTTGTTAATCGTTGGATATCCATCCTTCCTTCTGATAAAGCGCCGACAAAAATTCTAGAGGTGCATTATAGGAAATTATGCCATTGACGAAGAAGGTGGGGGCCAAATACGGAAAGACTGTTGCGGGGAAATTATGTCGGTGTATCGGTGCCGTTAAGAGAGGTTTCAAAACCCGGGACAGAAAAGGAGCTCGCGCTGCTGGTGAACAGCGGGCTATTGCGATTTGCGTCGCCACCGTTCTACAGAAGAAGCGTGGACGAACCTTGAAGAAGTTCTCTTGTAGGGGGCCGAAGCCGGTGCTGGTAACACAAAAGCTAAAGAAGAAGCCGACGACTTACACCAGCCAATAGATATTAGTTTTTCGTAAAAATTAATACCTATAATGTATTCAGAAGAAAATGGCCTCTACGACTATTATGGCTCCAGATTGGAGCGCCCGTATTGCCGGCATTTCCACCGACGAGGGCAATTCTGTATGCATGGATACAAGTGGAAATTCCTACATTTTAGGTCGTTTTACGGGTTCAACAACCTCAAATCCATTATCCATATATAATCGTGATAGAACAAAGACATTGCCTGATTTAAATGCTTCAACTACATTAATTTTATCCAATATTTTTTTAGTTAAATATGACTCTTCAGGAACAGGATTATGGAGATTGAGAATTGGGGTTAATGGCGGTATTAGTTCACCCAATACATTCCCATATTCAATGACAATTGATAATTCAAATAATTTAATTATAGCTGGTACATTCGCAGCAAATTTTCCACCAACTATTTACAACACATCTGATGTTTCTATGGTTACTCTTACAATAAATAGTCAAAATACCGGTTTTATAGCAAAAATAAATCCTAATGGTCAAAGTGTATTTTGGACAAAGAGATTTTATAATAGTACTACAAATACAATTAATCCTTATTCTGTAAAAGTAGATAGTCAAAACAATGTATACATAACAGGTCGTTATGATGCAAATATGACAATTGATGGAACTGCTACCGCATTATCAATAATAGGTTCAACAGACACATTTATAATAAAATATGATAGCGCAGGAACTTATAAATGGGCCACAGCTGTTGGTAATACAATAAATTCAGATTTTGGTTATAAACTCGCAGTTGATAAAAATGATAATATTCTTATAACGGGAGCATATGGTGCAGCATTAAATATATATGATGTAAATCAAACAACATTTACTCGTGATACAACAGCAGCAAGAACATTATCTACTTCTGGAAGTAATGATATGTTTATTGTCAAATATAATACACTTGGTGTATCTCAATGGGCTACACGTATAGGTGGAACAGGTGCGGATATTGCCTATAGTGTATATGTAGATAATTCAAATAATATAATTATAGGGGGCAATTATGCTACTGCTGCTGCCACATTCTATAGTGTAGGAGATATAAGTGGGTTAACATTGCCAGTACCAACAACAACAACCGCTCTACTCGGAAAATATGATACAAATGGTACATTCTTATGGGGAACACGTATTGGTAGTTCCTCATCAACCATTAGAAATGGATATAATGTAGTAACAGATAATCAAAATAATATTTATATATATGTTAATGGTTCTACTTCAACATCAACTATACGACCATATGATATAAGTGGTATTAATTATACGGTTGATTTTTCTCCTGGATTTTCAATAGGACTTTATCTTATAAAATACAGCCCAAGTGGATATGCTCAAAATCTAATTAGCATACAAGGACAAATCGCAATTACCTATTTTGGAGATACAGTTTTTATAAAGAATGATACAATATTTCTTACAGGGCATAGTTCTCCACTTTCTCAAATAACCTTTAAGGATGTATCAAATCAATTAATTAATAATTTGCGATTAGACAATTCAGGAGGTGCAGATGTTTTTATAGCCAAAGTGCAATTACCAACATCAACACTCTATAATGCCTCTTATAATAGCGGTTTCAATGATGGGTTAATAGATGCTTCTAATAATAATACCGCACAATATACAGCAAATTATCCATTAATTACCGATTATTATACACAAAATATATATAACTCTTCATATAATTATTCTAAACCTCTTGTAGTATTAGCAACTAAAGATGGTAATAACGATGGTTATTATAGAGCAAGATATGGCTCCGCCACACCACCATTCTATAATAACAATTCTATTTTACAAAGAACTTATAACATTGCATATACAGAAAGATATAATTATTATTCAACCGTTCAAGGTGATATGAAAGTAAATTGGGCTACTCAAATTGGTGGAACAGGTTCTAGTGAAATTGGATATGGAATAACTGTAGATAATTCTGGATATATTTACAATGTAGGAACATACAATTCAAACCCAAACTTATTTTATAATGCTGATAGAACACTTTCTAATATAAGTCTTGATCTAAGCGGCTCAACAAATTCCTATGTTGCTAAATATGATAGTTCTGGTATTCTAGTATGGGCTGCAAATATTCAAAGAAGTAGTATTTCTACTACAACATATAATATAGAGACAGATAATGAAAATAATATTTATATATGTGGTATATACAGCAATGCTTCAGTAAATTTCTATAATTCAGACAATACATATTCAAATATATTTCTTGATAACAGTGGAGGCAGTGATATTTTCTTAGCAAAATATAATTCAAGTGGCTTTGTCCAATGGGCGCTAAGATTAGCAGGAATAAGTACTGATATAGGATTATTCGTTAAAGTAGATAAAGATAATAATGTATATATTGCTGGTCGTTCTACTTCTGCGAATTTATTTATTTACAATTATTTAAAAAGTTTACAAGCAACATTGAATAATTCATCTAATACAATGAGGTTTATAGCAAAATTTGATAAAAATGGCTTTTTCTTATGGGCAAATAAAATTCTAGGAAGCGGCTTTGCAAATGATAATAATTATTTATCAATTGATAATAGTAATAATATTTTATTAATCGGTACTACAGCAAGTTCTGATACTTTAAGACCATTTGACACAACCAATACACAATTTACAGATTTAAGTTTAAATTTTACAAATTTTGGTTCATATATATATAAATACAATAGTTTAGGAACACCTTTATGGCGTTCAAGCATTATAAATAGGTTTAGTTCTAATAACACAATAATGAATACAATAGACCAATACAATAATATTTACATAGTATGTCCATATCAATCTTCCTCACCAACTATAATAAACTCAAATAATCAGAATTCAGGACTTACTGTAGATATTTCTACTAATTATCCTTATTTAATTGTAAAATATAGTCCAGATGGATATGCATTATGGGCTACACGTATTACTAATAATGCTATTTCAAGTAATACATCCCCTTCAATAATCTATAGTGGAAATAATCTATACGCGGGTATACCTTATGCTAGCAGAGCCACCTTATATAATTCTAATGGCTCAGTTTCTCCTTATGTTTTTGATACATCAGGTCAAACAGATACAATGCTTGTAAAATATGATTTATCTGGAACTGTAAAATGGGCCTCGCGATTTGGAGGAACCGGTCAAGATAATATTATAAATATCGCCGCAGACAAAAACAGTAATATATATATGACTGGATATTATAATTCAAATCCTCTTAATATATTAAACAGCGATGGTGTAAGCGCTCTCACTTTAGAAACAACAACCCAAAATGCCTTCATAATATCATATTTAAATCAGGCAACATCCGCCCCATCCGCCCCTACAGGCCTCTCTGCAAATACATCAAACAGAACATTAGTAATAAATTTCACGGCGTCTGTGCCAAACGGATCGCCGATAACAACATATGAATATTCCGTGAATAATAGCCCAACATATACACAAATTGCGTCCAGTCCTATTACATTAACAAGTTTAACAAATGGCGCCTCCTATAATATTAAAATTCGCGCAGTCAATGCAGTTGGGACGAGTGCTACTTCTGAAATCAATGCCACACCTATAGGATCACCAGGGATACCAACCGATTTATCAGGAACACCAGGGGACGGACAATTTACAGTCGCCTTCTCTGCCCCTGACAGTAATGGAACACCAATTACTAACTATCAATATTCTATAAATAATGGCGTTTCATGGACAGCTATTAATCCTCCAAATACAAATACAACAATTATTATTCCTGGTCTTACAAATGATATATCCTATAATGTAAGGGTGCGAGCAGTAAATTCACTCGGTATGACTGGATTACCAACTGAACCTATTATTGCTAGAGCCGTGCGTGTACCAATAGTAGGTCAACAATTAGATAACTATATGTCAACAATATCTATTAATCAAGAAAATCGCGGTACATATAAAAAACTTATTATTCAAAACTTTAATAATAGAGGCCCTCTAGATATCCCAAATAATCAAATTACACAATTTATTACTCAATCAATAGGAGGGAATTATAATATTAACCAGCTTCCTAAGAAAGTAGCTGTAATAACAGAGAATTCGGTAGTTGATATTACAACAATAAAAGGCAGTCTTACATCAAAAGCAAATGAATTGTATTTTTTCACAGAACCGAATACACCTTTTAGTCTTAAAGTAGGAAGTAAAACATATTCTTTGATAATGCGATCTAATGGTATTTCCTATAATAACATATCGTATACATTAGGACAAACTATTCCTCTTGATAATACATATAAATTCACGATTAATTTCCTAGGTTCCGCTGGTGGTCTTTTTGAAGAAGAAATTATAGCAGAAGAATCAACAGATACACGCCCAATCCGTCGTGGACCCATGTCCGCCTCAGACCGTCTCAGACAACTCCAAACACGCACTATAGTGGCCGATGTTGCTCGTCAACGCGCCGCCGGCGCCCTTCCACCGCGCGGTTCATATGACCCAACATTAGTCCGCGAAGCTAAACTCAATTACGAAGTCGGCGCCGTAAATACTACACAGACTGAATTCAATAATTACAAGAGCGGTTAATGTCTTTTACTCTTGAACCTATTATAATTAATAAGTAAAACGTACTAATTATATCCTATAGTGTATATCTAATTCAATGTTTCGCATAACCACCGCCATAATTATTGGCGGCCTCATATGGTTTAACGACCATGAGTTGGGCGAGTTTGCCGTCTGGTGTTCCAATCTTTTTCATTGTGTATTTGGTTATGCCGGCGAGTTCAAATATTTTCGCAATGACTCCAGCACAATTGTGGCGATATGTTGCGGCATTATCAGATAAGAATGGGATTGGTTCGTATTCGGCCTCGCCTTCGCGACTCATAGAATCAATCGGCCGCAAAGATCCGTCGGCCAATCTCTTTAGTGCAATGTAATGTCCGTCGCCGGTTTTATAGCTAATCTGGAGAATAAACCCTGTCAAGTCTGGAGCACGACGACGCACCGCCAATAAAACGGAATAGAGAGTGCGTATGTAACCCTTAATCTCCTCGCTCATTTCTCGTAGTTTTCCAGCCTTTGTATAGAAAGCGTGGTCGTAGATTATTTCTCCGAGGTCGTCGTGGACATTATTGGCACGTGTCATAAATTCCAGGTCCATGAAAGCACTATAGGACCTGGGTTCAAGAGTATTTATTAACATTTGGAGTTCTTCATTGGTGAAGTTGCCGTCAAAGTGGGACTGTTCTTCTGGCTCAATGCCGAGAATAGTATAGACATGGTCCATTGTCATTAGGGGGCGGCCAACAAGATTATTGAACGCGTGCTTTCCACAGAAGAATTTATAGCTGCCGTCTTCCCACTTTTCCTGTGGTTCAAAGAAGCCGACGTTAGTTGACCGCGTACCGCCCTTCTTACTGCGAGTCTTGTGACAAGCGGCTCTTAGATTTCGT